GCCGGTGGGAATCGAACCCACGTCTTGCTGCGGTCCCTTGCGGGTCTTCCGAGCAATCGAAACCAAATCAGCCCCGTGAAAGAAAGTGACACCTTGCCGGACTTGACCCAAACTTGAGCACGTAGCCCACTAATTAGTTTTTTTCCGCTTTGCGGCGGTTTCGGAGTATGTCCCCGGCAAGGCATCGAATTTTGAAAGAGCCCCGAGAAGAGCATCAGGCTGCGGTAGTTCTGGCTGCTAGACGCTTCATACGCTCCGCGCTTGCCTGTCCTACCCCTCTCGGGTATGCCTCAATTATACATATTTTGAGGGCTTGTCAACCCAGAGAATCTAATCTTTTCTAAATTGATGTAAGTGCTTGTGAATAAAGGACTTAGGGCCGTCGCGGGGGCCCGCCCCGCCGTAAACCCTTTATTTGCAAGGGGTTACGGCTGGCGGTTGAAAGTTAGGGCGGATTAGTTCATCCGCGAGGCCCAGTCCTGCGTGATGGCCCAGAGACCCTGGTTCCAGTCCGTGTCGGCCACGATGTTCCGACGCTCACGCACACGACGCAGACGGTTGTTGGCATCGGGCACCTTGAAGCCTCCACGGGTGCCGTTCTCCTGCACACGGTTGAACACCGACCACAGGTCGTTGGGCATGTCATCACGCCGACGAACCTGGAGCAGGCCCGAGACGATGCGATCGTCTACGCTTTCCTCGGGGTCGATACCGAAGCGCAGGCGACCAGCCTCGCGGGCGAACTGACGCACATCGCCGTCCGACAGGTTAGTGCCCTGGCACATCTCAGCGAACCCGAACAGGCCAGGAGCCGCATCGATTGCACGCTGGACAGCAGCTTGCGTGTCCTCGTTGATCCGGTCGTGCCGGATCTTGATCGTCTCGTTAGCAGCACCGAAGGGTGCGATCATGCCGTTTTCACAGACGAGACGGTAGAGACCGACAGCCATGATAAACGTCGAGGACCAGTTGCCCGAGTTCACGATGTTTACCGTGGGGAAGATCGACCCGAGCTTGCGGGTGTCGCCATTGTCCGTGGGCATACGCATGGTGATGCGGTGCTTTTGGAAAGCCTCGTTGCCAGCGGTGCGCTTCTGCGTCTTCTGCTGGCTTGCCGACTTGATGGTGAACCCGTCGCTCATCATCTGCTCGACGATGTCGGCAGTGCGGACGTGCTGGTATCGATCGCTGACGTGAGGGGCAGGCGTATCGGAGAAGGCCGCAGGGGCCACGACTTGCAGTTCTTGTAGATCCATGATGCCTAAATTATAGCTATTCGGTTTGCGATTGCAACATATGTAATCGATATTTTCTTCAATTGACGTAAGTACCTGTCAGCAAAGGACTTAGGGCTCGCGGCCCGGCCCGCCCGCCCGTAAACCC